TTTTAAATATGGTGAACACATCGTCTTTTGATAAAGAGCTGTTGAACGACTCGTGGTCAAACGGAAGAAGAAGGGCAACATCTTTTGATTTAATATTATATAGAATACCAAAAACATCGGGAACTACTGGAAACATACAAACATGGGACGAAGGTGTCGGATACGATTATTACTACGGTAATAGTGTAAACGGTAACAACTCAAGTATGTATAAAAATCAAATAGAAAGTGATAAATCATTTTCTCAAAGACCTTCTAATTGGTTTAAAAATACTACAATAAGTAATTGGTCGTATAATGGTATATATGATAACACTAACAGTTCTTTAAACACAGGAATCAATTATGAAAACTTACATATTGTAGATACACAACATTTTGAATTTGGTAATGAAGATATTGCGTTTGATATGACTGATGAAATAAATGGTATATTAGATGGTACAATAACTGATGTAAATGGTTGGGGAATATCTTTTTTACCTGAATTAGAAAATATTACAGGTTTAACTGAAAATTATTCTGTGGGGTTTTTCTCAAGACACACTCAAACGTTTTATGAGCCATTCTTACAAACAAATTATAATAATTTAATTCAAGACGATAGATTAACATTCTATGAGAAAAAATTAAACAAGATTTATCTTTATTCATTCAATTATGGTAACCCCCAAGATTTTGACGAAAACCCATTAGTTGATTTATATGACGCATACGAAGAACCAATAATAGGGTTTACTGACTTACCTACGTGTAAAATTGCTAAAGGTGTTTATGAAGTTTCTATTAGTGGTTTAACCGCAGATACAACACCATGTGTGGTTTATGATTTTTGGAAAAACATAAAAATAGATGGTGTTGAATTAGATGGGGTAGAAAATGAGTTTGTGATTAATCCTTTATCAGAATTATACCAAATAGGTATTGAAACAAGTAATCCGTCATTATATGGTTTTGATTTTTACGGAATAAAACAAGACGAAAAAATACTTAACACTGACGTTAGAAAGGTTAATGTTATAATTAAAAAGGCATATACCACAAATGAGGTATTACAAAAAGTCGATTCTTACTATAGAGTATACGTTAAAGAGGGTCAAACAGAAGTTCAAGTAGAAGATTGGACACTTATTAATAGGACACCCACGAATCATTACTTTATATTTGATACAAGAGATAAAATACCAAATGAATATTTTATAGACATTAAAGTAATTTCTGACCAAGAAGTAAATACTTATAAAAGAGAACTAAAATTCCAAATCGTTAATAAGAAATGAAAACTATAACTTTAACGGAGTCAGAACTTATTGAAATAATACAACAAATAGTTACTGAAAAGAAGAAAAAGAAAGATAGATGTCATCGTTGTGCCGACCAATCATACGGTCCTGAAACATCCGCATATAAAAGTGGAGCGATGGTTAAGTGTAGACAAGGTAAGATTTGGAAAGGTAAAAAGTGTTAAGTTATGAGTAAAATTATATTAACAGAATCGGAATTGGTTGATTTGATTGAAAGAATCATCAAAGAAAAAACTGACTACTCTAAAGAAAAATCTAAAGGTCTTCACGGATGGTTTGAAAGACAAGGAGGTAAAGGGAAATCAAGTGGATGGGTAGATTGTAATACATGTAGAAAAGACCCAAAGACAGGAAAAAAGAAATGTAAATCCTGTGGAAGAGAAAAAGGAGAAGAAAGAAGTAAATATCCTGCGTGTAGACCCACCCCATCCGCATGTTCAACAAGAGGTAAAGGAAAGAAGTGGGGTAAAAAAAGTAGTTAAAGACTTTTAATTTAAAAATAAACCCCCTATTTTTGTAAAAAACTTTTGGAAATGAGCCCAGTTAACCACAGAACCTATCAATTAGTCAAAGGAGATGATATTATTATGGAAACTCAAGCCGCGACTCTTGACAGAGCCATAGATTATTTTTTTGACCGTTATCCTGAAGCATATACTGATAATTCATATCAGTTTAGATATGCAAAAAGGAATCACGAAATTTAATACTCCTCTATAAGGATTTTAAGGTCACCAGTCCCTTTAATAACTCTGTGGAAGGTCTCCTTAGGTATTTCTAATTTAACTCCTTTTTTGAGGGGTATAGGAAGTTCATTATCCATCTGAAACCTCCAATCACTATCTTCCAATACCTCAACTATACGATTTTCTTTATCCATATGCCAAACGAGTTCTTTCTCAGACACATCTGAAGAAAAAACTCGTTTGAATTTATTATCTGAAATATTTTCTTGAGTATAAATCATTACCAAAATCTACCCGATACATTTTTACCAAAATCTTTATGTGCTCTACATGCCCAATAACCTGCTTTGGTTTTGTCCTTTTTCTTTTCACACTGATGTCTTGCGGCAAATGACTTTCTCGCCTCAGGGTCATTCCATTTAGCAGTCATTACAGGTGAACCATAACTTACTTTTTTAACTTTACCTGTCTTAGGGTTACGTACATAAACATACCATTTTTTAGAACCACCTGCTTTAGGTTTATTAAGTTCTACCTTTTTTCCTTGGTATTCCGCTTCGTTTATTGAACCGTATTCAAACGGCATATCTAAAGGAATTTCTTTACCTGATTTAGTTTTTACTATGGTTCCTAAATCCGATTCTAATAATTCTTTATCAAAGTCATCAAACTCGTATCCTTTTTTGTAAAATTCTCTGGCTTCATCTATAACTTTAAAATATTTGTCACTTCCATACCTAAAAACATTTTCAGTTAACGATATTTTATTGTCTAAATGATATCTCAAATCTTTTGACATTTGTTCTTTTAAGATAGTTTTTTTGACAATATTTTCGATTATATTGTTTTTGTTTTTATTATCTAACCATTTAACTAAATCCTCAGATAAAATATATTTACTCATTATTGATATTATTTCGTTTTTAATTATTATACTTTAATAAATATCTATTAAAATGAAAGATTCGGAAGAAAACAAAGATTTTAAAAATCAATCAACCTTGTTCAATATTATTAATTATAAAGAACAGAGCGACTTAGATAGATTTATTAATGAGATGAACCCAGACCACGCACTATTTGTATTAGTACAGGCGGGTAAATATTCTTATAATAAGGGCTTATATTCGTTAGAAGAAGGAGAGGTTTTATCAAAAGCTATCAGGATTTTAACAACACCACCAAAAGATAAATCAGGTGATACGCCTCCTGAGCCTGAAATACATACAGCATAATGGAAATAAAAAAAGGGAACCTTATGGTTCCCTTTCTTTTTATATTAAGACATATATTATCTTAATTCTCTTAAGTCAAATGTTCTAACACCATCAACCAAGATTCTACCATAGAATCTGTTGTTCACCATCTTCTTAGCGTATCTTGTCATGATACCCTTAATTGGTGTGAAGTTGAATGGGTTATACATAGTTGGCGTCAACTGAAGTGGTACGTATGGTGCGTACACATAACCAGTATCAAGTAATGATGAACCTTTGTGTCCCAACAATACTGTGTTTGGTGGGAAGTAAGGGTCACGGTAAACTTGATATCTACCTGACAATGTACCTACTCTTTCGATACCCATGTTGTACTGGTCCTGGTCAGGAGCCGCGTTTGAAACGTGGAAGTACTCAAGGTCGTCAAAGATTGCTGAAATCTCAGAAGAAACAACAATCCAGTTAGCACCACCTCTTAAAGTAGACTTATGGATTTGTGCAGAAATCTGATTGATTGCAGTAATCAATGTCTGATTCCAATCTTTTTGGTTATACGCAGTTGAAACTGTGTTTAACTTTCTCCATCCATCATAGTCCCATCTTAATGTCCAAGCAGCTCCTTTTCTTAAGTCTCTTAAGATTTCACGGTCAATTTCAGCAGCGACTTGTTCTGACAACAATGCTGTCAATTCGGCCTCCGCATCAATGTTGTGGAATGCTGAAACGTCTTGAGCGAGTTCTGGTGACCACTGTGCTCTTAACTTTCTTTCTGTAACAGAAACAGTTACTGACTCAAGGTCAAATGAAACTTCACCGATAGCGTCTTCAAATTCTAATGTTTCGTAAACTCTAAATTTAGCACCTAATGTCCAACCTGTAACAGTTTGACCTGTGTAACCATCAACAGTTGCAGTTCCTCCGATTTCTACAGGAACCGAACTATCTAAAGCTAAGTAAATCACACCTTCAGCGTCACAAATGTTATCATAAGAACCACCTGGACCTTCAGGGTTAGACCAGAAATTAGTCTTAACACTATTACCGTACTGTACAATACCCTTACCGTACTTCTGAGTAACAACTCTAAAGTTCAAGAAAGTGTTTGGTGTACCTGTGTAGTAAACCTGTAAAGATGACAAGAACTCTTCAGTGTCCATTGCGTTACCATCAGGTCCGATTAATTTACCAGCACCTGCAGAAGAGAAACCTGTTAATTTAACTAAAACTTCTCTAACATCACTACCTGCGTAATCAGAACTCAATGTTGCGTCAACCAACTCACCGTTAGACCACTTAACAGGGACTGGAGTTGGCTCAACAACGTGGAACTTACCTTTTGAGTAATCGAACAATCCTGCTGGCTCTTCCTCAGGAAGTTCTCCCTCGTAGAAACGGTCATACAAGTTTGTTGTGTTTGTATAACCTGAAGTTGTAGATGCTGGGCCATTTGGTGCGCCATATGGAGGAATGTGTGTTCCGTCCGCATTTCTGTTCTGAATCTTTGGGACAAAGTAGAACAATTTACCGATTGGTAAGTTCATCGCTTGTACCGAAACGATATCGTTAGCCAATAACTTAGAGAAAACTCTTCTCACGATTGGGAAAACGACAGTTTCAAATGAACCTGAACTGTCAGACGCGGCAGCTTCGTTAATCAAATGCGACGCTTGGTTTTCATATAACTGCGCCATATTTTCTTTTAAGTGGCCCTTAAGACCATCGAGGAACCCTAACTTGTCCCACTTGTTAATTGTATCTTCTTTGATAACTTTAAGGTGCTTAAGACCGATGTTACCAACAAGACCTGATTCTAATAATGCTCCCATTGTAATAATTTTTAAGGAATTTTATTTTTATTATTTTAACTTATTCATTAAATCCTTCATTCTTAAGAATTGTGGATTTTCATAAGTCTTACTCTCAATTAAGTTATTCGCAGAACCCTTAGTAGGTGATTTAGTAACTTTAGAAGCTACTGATTCAGTAACCACATTTTGTTCCTTACCTCCTAAGTCTTCTTTAATAGTCTTATAAAGAGATTTTGATTCTTTAAGAGTTTCGACACCATCGAAACGTCTTAGTATATTTATTTTTTCTTGTTTCGTCGTAGAATGTTCTGTGAACAAACGAGTAGCGTATGCCAAATTAGAATTGAACACGGCAACCTCATTTAACTTTTCTTTAAAAATATTGAGTGCTTTTCTGTACTCTTCATTTTTTTCTCTAAGTTGTTTTAGTTCATTGTCTACAGATTCTCTAACCGCGGGTCTAAATCTTTCTTTACCATAATTTTTTGTTGGCTCAGTAGATGATTTAGGTGGTGAGTTTCTTCTTGACGCCAAACTTCTAGAGCTTGCGCTTTCTTTAGACTCTTCTTTGGTTTCGTAATCTTTGTGAGACTTAGAGTCGTCACCTTTTTTACCTCCCCATTCTTCACTCATTTCTTCGTCCCATCCTTCTGAAACTTCTTCTTCTTCACCAATTTCGATTTCGTATACTACATCTTCTTCTTCATATGCTTCGTCACCTTCAGACATTTCGTCTTCTTCGGCGTCCATATCTTCTTCTTCATCTTCAGACTCACTCAAGTGAATTTCATATTCTACATCAGAGTTTTCATCCTTTAGGTGAATTTCATCATCGTCTTGTTTAACGATAATTCCATCTTCTTCACCCATAGCTTTAAAAACCTTCAAGATTTCGTCGTCAGATGCAGTAGTTAAATCAAGTGGTAAAAGAACATCTTCTTCGTCGTCAACTTCCAAGTCGTCTCCAGGTAAATCAGTCATTAACATTTCGTCATCACCCATTTCCAACTCTTCGTCATCTTCATTATCAGAAAGTGCGTCCATGTCTAAATCCATTTCTTCACCTTCGTCTTCATCTTCAACATCCACATCTAAATCAAGTTCTTCTTCTTCTTGTTCAGACATTTCAGTATCAGACATTTCAATCTCTTCGTCTTCGAGAGATTCTTTTACTAATTGACTGATTTCTTCCTTCATTGTAGAAGCAAGTATTCCTTTTGCATTGTTTGTGATAGCCTCTTGCAAGTTTTCCATTTGCAACAAAGCCTCTTCAACCAAATTTTTTTCTGCCATTTGTTTTATTTAGCAATAGTTTATTTAACATATAAATATGTGGTTTTTTAAAAAAACTTTTTTTATCAACCATTTATAGGTATTTTTTTTATATCGGATACTCTTATATTTTGTAATCTCGTAGTTCCTTTCGCCATTTGAGTGAATACTCCTTTGTTTTGTAACATCATAAAAACATAAAAAAGGTAGTCAGGTAGAACAGGTGCTCCCTCTTTAACTTTTACCCCAATATGTTCAGGAGAGTACTCTCTAACGGGTTTTCCTACTGTATTCTCACTTCCTTTTCTTATCAACCAAAAATCCGCTTCCTCGAAGTTTGTTTTAAAATCAACTAAATCACCTATTGTCATTGTTATACTTTAACAATAAATATCAGGGCATAAAAAAAATCGGGGTTTCCCCCGATTTAAAAGATTTTCGTATCCTAATACGATAATTACATATTTTCGTATCTACATACGATATTACTCGTAGACCTCATCAATTTTACTTTCCACACATGCGGTGATTCTCCATTCGTATGTAAAGTCCTTAAAGTTAGCTGTTACTTTAGCTTCAACATCGGTAACGTTATACCCCTTAACCAACTTCTCTTCTCTAATCTTTTTGATTTTACCTGAGTTTTCATCAGGAAGGTCATATTGCACTTTTGCAACAAAATATTTTTCGTCCATAGTCATTTTTTTAATAAGGTTTAATAACCTAAATAATCGGAAAGTTTTTTCATTAAGTCAACACTTCTACCCAATCCACCATCAATTCTTGGTTCTTGTAGACGTAATTGTGTTTCTTCTTCCAAGTTTTCTTCGTACTTACCTCTATCGTCTTTGTTTAAGAAAAGGTATGCACCGGGTGTGGAAGGTGACGATACCAAGTCAAAACAGATAAGTTCAAAGTCGTCTTGTACTTCGTTTCTTTCCCCCTTCTTTACGAGCGAACCTACACCACGAGAAGAAACACCCATAGTAACCCCTTGTCTCATTAGATTGGCTGCTTGGTCGCCAGGACAAGACACCACACCTCTTTCGTGGAAACCTGGTGAAGTCAAAAGTTTTATCTTACCCATAAGAGTATTACCTTCCCACCATATCTCTGTGATTAGGTGTGATACTCTATCCAAATCAATTAATGAAGATTCAGGGTGATTAAGTTCTGATATAGACAGTCCTTTTTGAATTGCTTTATTATACGCCTCGGCCTCTCTCCTTAATATCTTTTCAGGATACACCCTTCCGTTACGGTTTGGGGTATCATATTTCTGTAGAGTCGCGTAGAACTCAAAAGGTTTAGAATGGTCTAACTGACCATATGATTCTTGTATTACTTGAGCGTTACGACTATCGTGTGGGTTTACGAAACCTGCGTCCCATTCTACTAAAATACCCTTACCT